CTCCTCCCGATTTCGTCAAAACCCCTCTTTTTTCAGACATAAAAACGCAGCTTATTGATGAGCTAAAAGCTGACGACAAGGATTTTACAGCACTGCTTGAGTCTGACCCTGCGATGAAATTGCTGGAGATAGCAGCGTATCAAGTGATCATCAATTATGCGCGAACGAATCAGGGGCAGCTCGCAGTGTTGCTGGCATTTTCGCGAAAAGCCGATCTGGACCAAATTGGGGCTAATTTTGATGTCGAGCGCTTGCTGATTACCCCGGCAGACCCGACAGCAGTCCCTCCTGTTGAGGCAGTGTATGAAGATGATGACGCGTATCGTCACCGCATTCAGCTTTCCTGGTATGCGCGGAACACCGCTGGCAGTACGAACGCGTACAATTTTTTCGCGCTCTCTGCTGATTCAGACGTGCTGAGCGCGCAGGCCTACGGCCCGCCAGTTACTCAGCCTGGTTACGTCGATATGTACGTTCTCTCGCGAACTGGCGACGGCACGCCGCCGCAATCCCTGCTCGACACAGTCGAAGCCGCACTGAACCCCGATGACATCCGACCGCTGACAGATTATGTGACCGTCAAACCCGGCTCAAACCTTAATTACAGAGTAGAGGCGGTTATTTATGCGGGTCTTGGTCCGGACACGAACGTCATACTGAACAGCGCAAACAGCGAACTCGCGACGTATACAGCGTCCGTTCATCGCATCGGTGGCACTGCAGCATTAAGCGGTATTTATGATGCGATTCATATGGCCGGCGTTGAGCGCGTCGAGTTACTCAGCCCATCTGACGATGTGATCGCCGGCATCGGTCAGGCTCCATACTGCACCGGAGTCAATCTAACAATTGAGGTGAGTTAATGACCAGTTCGTTACTCCCCCCCAATTCGACAGCCGGTGAGCGCGCGCTAGAGTCGGTTTTATCGTGCGTCGGCGAGCTTCCTGGCGATTTGCGAATACTGAAAAATCCGGACCTTTGCCCGGTCGATTTATTGCCGTGGCTGGCGTGGGAATACGCGGTTACGTACTGGCAGTCTGACTGGGATGAAGAGCAAAAACGCGCCGTTATTCGCTCGGCAGCGTGGCAGAACAAACATCGCGGCACGCGCGGGGCTGTTGAGCGGGCACTGAGTACAGTGGGTTACGAATCGCAGCTACAAGAATGGTTCGAGCAGTCTCCGCGGGATGACCCCTATACATTCAAAATTAAAATCATGCTCATTAAGGACATGGGGCTTAATGGCGATTTATTAAATACATTCGTCGCACAGATATTTGATGCAAAAAACTGCCGTTCATTTTTGAAGGAAATTAATTTCGAAACCGAAACGGATGGCGTTTTTTATATCAGCGGGGTGGTTGCGACCAGATATACAGTTGAAATTCCGTCTAATGGTCCAGGCGGGATTAATGTTGGCGGCGATGCCATCAAGGGCGGCGCGATAACGGGAATAATTAACGCGAGTATATAATAATGAGTTCAACTTATTACGCAATTTTAACGGCTGCGGGTGAGGAACTGGAGGCCACAGCACTGGCTACCGGCGTCCCCGTCAAAATAACCCAATTTTGCATCGGTGATGGTAACGGAAACCCGGTTACACCGGATAAAAACAGGACAACGCTCGTCCACGAAGTGTGGCGCAGTGTCATTACGAGTTATGAAGCCCAGGGTAATCAAGCGATATTTACGCTCGATGTGCCGCCAGGTGAGGGGGGATTTACAATCCGTGAAGCGGGGCTGCTTACTGAAGATGGGACGCTTTATTCACTCAGTAACACGCCCGATATTCTGAAATCAAACGAGAGCAACGGGGCCGTAATATCGCTGACTCTGCGTTATAACCTCGCAGTGTCCAGTTCATCGACAATTAACGTGGTCGTATATAGTGACTATCTGACTCCTGATGCCGCAGATCAGAAATATTTGCAAATAGTAAAAAACCTTTCAGAAATAAAAAATAACGGCACTGAGGCACAAAAAGAAGGGCAGTTAAATCTTGGTATTGATTTAGATGAATATTATACACAAGAGCAGATTGATGAAAAATTTGATGGCCTTGGTGACGTTTCTCCCGTTCTTTCTGTTAACAACATAAAACCAGATGGCAATGGGAATGTAAACATTTCACCAAGCGCATTTGGCGCGGTTAATTCAGTAGTATACGCAGGCTTTTTTTATACGAATGAAACAATCATGCATTACAAACCGGGGGATAATGTCCCCGGTTCGTTATTATTTCCTGCTTACTCGTATCAAAAAAAGGCACAATTAATTGGCGAGACTATCAGTGACATAATGTTTTCGTCAGACTCGTTAGCTGGCACGTGGATGCTCTGTGGGTTTATGCCTCCGAGCTACGAGCCGACTGATGGGGGAGGTGAAGATATCTTTTCTGCGAGTTTTGCAACTAATTTCATAAGGGTGGCATGATGATTACAATTGATAAATTTAAAAACATAAAAAATCCGCAATACTCCAATTTCCAGCAAAGCAGTATCGATATTACGTGTGATATCGAGGGGGTAGGCGAGAGTATTAAGTTTACAGCATCGCTAAACGACTCAGCTGAATACGGGCGGGAGTTATATGATAAAGCGAAAAACGGCGAATACGGTGAAGTTGCCGCATTTATTAAACAAGAAAATATCGACACGGTCATGGAGTAAAATAAATGAGCGATACAGATTTCTTACACGGCGTTCGCACAGTCGAATATGACGATGGCACATCTGATATATCAGTCATTAACGTTTCTGTTATCGGTATTGCGGGAACAGCCCCTGACGCGGTCGACGCAACGAGCGCCAGCGCAATTACGGGCAGCACGTTAACCAATAACCAGATTCTTATTAAACTAAATGTTCCCGGCGCTGTAGGAAATAATTACTCCGTCGATTTTGTTGATGGAGATATTGTCGATAATCCTGACATCGTTGATTCCGATTATTTTTTAACGTGCACTAACTATACGCATAGTCTCGACGGATTAGTTAAATTCACGTTTAAACTTCCTATTCTTGGCACAGAAAATAAATATTTTCTCACGGCTGCTGATATTGTGATGCTCGCGCAGAACAAGATTATCCCGGACGCTACCGGCACGGACGCGCCCGGCCTCAGTTTTAAATTGCCCGATAACACGACAGGCGAAGGGCTGTTGATGCCGTTCAGCAATCTGCCGTTGACTGGCGGAGCCGACGAGCCGTTTCCGGTGAATCAGCCCGTCATTGTCTCCGGGAATAAAAAACGACTGTTGCTCGGCACAGCGGGAACGCTGCCGGCTGCGCTGCTCGATATTCAGAACCAGAAAAATGCGATGATCGTTGTTGTACGCGTTTACGACGACACGAACGTGCAGGCCCAGGCTAATAACGTTATGTACGGGCTGCAGGCGCTGGAAACCGCGAGTCAGACGCTGGATATTACGCCGCGCATCATCATCGCGACCGGGTTCAGCGAGGATGACACTATTGCCGCTCAGCTCGAAGTCACAACGAATAAACTGCGCGGCTTGGGTTATATCGACATGAAGTCGGGCTCGTCCCCGTCAGACGCAGTGACCCGCCGTCAAAAATTTGGCGGGCGAATTGAACTCCTGCGCCCGCGTGTATTCAGTATCAGTGACACAACAGGGGCCTACCCGCCGGGCACCGGGCGCGGGTATTCAGCGGTTGCTGCCGGGCTCCGGGCGCGTATCGATAACGAAAAAGGCTTTTGGTGGAGTAAATCGAATCAGAACATCCTGGGCGTGACCGGTCTCGAACAATATGACGATTTCGTTATTGGCGATACGACCTGCACTGCTAACCAACTGAACAAAGATCAAGTGAGCACCATCATTCGCTACAGCGGGTTTAAGCATTGGGGGAACTATCTCTGCAGCACAGATTCGCAATGGGCGTTTGAGTGCGTTCGTCGGACCGCTGACGTGATTGAAGACTCAATCGAGAAAGCGATGATGAACGATTTTATTGACCGTCCGATCGACGTTTATCTTGCTGACGATATAGTGAACACATTAAACGCGTTTATTCGCAAGCTGACCGATGGTGGCGCGATTAATGGGGGGAGAGCCTGGCTCGACCCTGACCTGAACACTGCCGAAGCGCTGGCGGCAGGAAAAATCTATCTGAACGTCGAGTTCGGACCGAAATCGCCGGCACAGACTATCACTGTCACGTATCGCATCAATAACGACTACACCGTCGAGCAGTTCCTCCAGGCGGCTTAATTCCACTCTAATTCCACTCTATATCAGGTTAATCAAAATGGCTGAGGG